TCACATTAGTATCTTTTTTATGGCCTCCAGCTTCTTTTCAGCATCGTATCTGTCGTCAATCATTTCTCCTTTTCCAGTGCATAGCCACTTGATGTTAAGCATAGGAAATGCCTCAGAAATACGGGCAATACTGTCACTGCCTATGTTCCCTTTGGTTTTTCCTCCTCTGTCCGAACAATTAATGTAATTATTGGACAGTCCGCAATAAGCCTCGAATGAATTAAATCCTTTTACTAGCTTAAGTTCTTCCCTTGCATATTGGGCGAATATTTTCAGCCGGTCTATCGCTCTTTCGTTATGTTCTGATTGCTTTTCCATTTATTTCACCATCTTTTTATTTCCCGAATTCCTTTTGAAGTCTTCTATTTCTGCTAGTTGTTTTTTTATCACTTCTTTAAGTACGTTTATCGTATCGTTTGCATCTTCAAGCTGCTTTACTGCCGTTCTCAAATCTTTCCCTATATCATTTGAGGCATTACTTAATGAATTATTGTCTTTGGAAATTTCATTCTCAAAAAACATGTTTCCGCTTCCCGTCAATATATATCCGGGATTTATATTCTTGTACTGTGAGCATACATAGCTTACGACATCTATTTGTATGCTGTTTCTCCCATTCCTTGCATTGGAAAGTTTTTGTTTGGTCAAATCTGGAATCTCTTTGCATAAAGAGGCTCCGCTTATACCGACTTTGTCAAGTACCTCAAAAAACCTTTTTGTGACATCATCCATAATTTTTCACTTTTTATTTTGTAGTACAGAAAATGTGTACTACCTTTGTCGCCGTAACAAGTACGAGATGTTACCAGACATTGATTGAACATTCTCCTTATGGAGTTTATATATGATTGCCTCGTAGTAGCTCGTACCTATTACGGGGCTTTCTATTTAAAGCCAGTTATACAATCGGTTCTATCAGTGCCAACCGTTCCGACCTTTGTCAGCGGAGAGATAAAATGGCTCTTATGTTTTGCGCTATATGTCTTTTATTGGAAAGTCCTGCTCTGTTCCTATCACCTAACAACAGGCGCCCAAGCGTTGTATTACGATAACCAATAAGGGATGAATCAAAGATATTGGAGAAGTATTTAGTGTCAAAGCAGCAAAATGGATAATTAAGTTTAATAAAGTCCATCTGCCTCCTAATAAATATCTTGGGAGAAAGGGTGAGGTATAAACATTAGTTGATATGAGAAAGAAAAACAAAAAGAACAAGCATTCGTTTAAGAAAAACGAGGTTCAATCTCCATTAGACCTCCATAATATCAGTCAGTATATTGAGGATTATGCGATAATATCAAAATTCTCACACCTACCTTTCAGCAAAAGGGAATGGATAGAGACAAGAAGATACGAACTACAATATTCGGCCAACAAGTATGAACATTTGCTCGGTGCCTTCCTTCTTTCCCATGATGTCAAATTCATCCATCAAGCTCCTTTCGTCATAAATGGGAAAATATACTTCTTGGACTTCTTTATCCCGTCATTGCGTATCGCTATTGAAGTTGACGGGGTGTCTCATTCATGGTATGACCATCCAAACAAGGACAGCAATAGGGATATGGACTTCAAGACCATAGGAGTCAAAACTATCCGTATCAGCAATGATGAAGTATCAAGTAAGAAGTATCTTGAAATCCGTCTGAAAATATCTGGAATAATCCGCTGACAAATTTAGATATAACCGATTGTAAACATTTCAAAGACCAATTTTAGACCTATTTTTTTATGCCTTGGCTAAACATGTTTTATAACATACATATTTTCTGTACTTTTTCTTTTGAGTACAAAATATATGTACTATCTTTGCGGTGTTGTTAGAACGACAGAACGACAACAACAAGGCATAAAAAAAATAGGAGCAACTATAAAAGCCGCTTTTACTATATCCGAAGGCAAATATAGTGGTTTTCTATTAAAAAACAAAGATAATGTAGAAAATTTACATAAAGAAAGAATATGAAAGTAACAAGAGAAGAAGTTTCGAAGATAAAGCCAGGGAGTTCTCTTACCGTATGGCTGTCAAATTACAACGAATGTGACTCTGCGAGAGCAACTGCTTACAGAACGGCTTTGGCAATTCCAAGACCGGATGTAGAGAGATATAAGGTGGAAATTGATACCAAAACTTTCAAGGTTACTATAACCGCAATCGAAAAGAAATGAACCGTTCAGAGGCAAGAGCAGTCGCTGAGGAGTTGTACAAGCTTATGCGTAATGACGTGAAAAGACTTGTAAAGGAAGCTGTTGAAGAGGAAACTTCTGAATGGCTTGGTGCCCGTGAGGCTGCGGAATTACTCGGTTGGTCTCTGGGAACTTTATACAACCGTATAGACACCGTTCCTCATAGCAAGAGTGGGAGAGTGCTTCGTTTCAAGAAGTCATCATTGATAAAACTTCTCGAAAGATGAAATCAAGGGATTACAATCTTGTAGTTGACGGCAGATACAACCACAGAGCCATCATGCAGCTTGCCTTTGCCTACTCCAGAAGGAACAAGTCACTCCGGTGGTATTCCTTCGGGCATGCGTTGAGGGAGGCTTGGGCTGATGCTAAGATAAAGATGGACGAATACACCGCTTCCCTTGTCGGCAGGGAGCCTATAGGCAGGAAATGCAATAGCCATGATATAGGATACGCGATGCTCGGCTGGCGATACGAGCATATGGACATGAATCTTTAAACATTCCCGTGGTCGGATTGAACGGCTTCCGGTAGCGAGGACCGGACGGGAGCACTTGATAGGTCTTTGGAGCGGATTTAATCTGCAAATTGTGAAGCACAAGGCGGCTAAGACTATAACCCGTTGGCTTGTGAACATACAACGAAGTATTGAAAATAGGGAATATCACACAGTGATAGCCATGCTGCGAATGGGCAGAAAGGTTTACGACGGTTCTTTTGCACCGAAATGTCCTACGGTGGCGAGTATGCGGTTTGGGCACCCGTATCGCAAAGGAACAATATTAAAAGACAATATAAGCGTCCTATCCAGTCCTTAATAGGTACAAAGTAAATGGCGGCGAAGGGCGACCATACCACGCTTATCGATATATCTCCCCTCCCGTCAAATTCGGGTATGCTGAAAGGCTAAACACGCATTGTTGCGTTGAGGGCGAGCAACACTTATTAATCTTTTAAATATATAGAATTATGATTGGGAAAAAAGTTATTATCCGCGCTGATAGAGCGGGCGTATTTTACGGAGTATTGAAAGAAAAGAATGGTAGTGAAGTTACATTGACAGACTGCCGAAGATTGTGGTGTTGGTATGGGGCTGCATCTATCAGCCAATTGGCAGTAGAAGGGACAAAACGCCCTAATGATTGTAAATTCACATTGGCCGTGCCGATAATTTCAATTTTAGGGGTTATTGAAATAATACCTTGTACAGACGAAGCAATAAAATCCATTGAGGAGGTAGACGTATGGAAGAACAGATAAGAGAGTTTCTTAGTATATACTCTGGCGATGGCTCTGGCTATGGCGATGGCTCTGGCTCTGGCGATGGCTCTGGCTATGGCGATGGCTCTGGCTCTGGCTCTGGCGATGGCTATGGCTATGGCTCTGGCTCTGGCTATGGCTATGGAATTAAAACATTCAATGGCGACAAAGTATATATCATTGATGATATTCCTACAATTATCAAGCATGTTCATGACAATGTAGCTAAAGGATATATACTGAACGATGACTTTACATTGACTGAGACATTTGTTGCAAAAGGGAATGGGAAATTCGCTCATGGAGAAACATTGCACGAGGCCTTTGCTTCACTTCAAGAAAAATTGTATGACGATTCAACCGAGGAGGAAAGACTAGAAGCTTTTAAAAAGCATTTTCCAGACTTTACTAAAAAGGTATCGGCTAAAGAATTGTTCCATTGGCATCATGTGTTGACCGGTTCGTGCAAGCAAGGAAGGTTGTCATTCTGTATCAATAAGGGTATAGACATTGATAAGGATGCTTACACCGTACATGAGTTTATAGAGTTGACTCAAGATTCTTATGGCGGTGATATAATCAGAAAATTGAAGTAATATGTAATTATCCCGTGGTCCTCCATAGATGTTGGAGGGCAGTAAGGCTACCACCGGAACGCCCACGGGAGCATGAATGATTGAAGTTAGAGTTTAGGTTTTGTCCGGTTGGTTTGAGAAAATAGACCGGACTCTTTTTTAGGAACATCAATTTAAAACAATATAAATCATGGAAAAGAGATTTACCCCTGACAACATTCAGGAACTTAAAGAGAATCAGATATTTGTTTTTGGTAGTAATATGAACGGTAACCATGCCGGTGGAGCAGCCAGATTAGCGGTTGAAAAATTCGGTGCAATCATGGGACAAGCCGAAGGAATCCAAGGGCAATCCTATGCCATTCCAACGCTGGATGAGGATATGGAGAAAGTCACAGAAGAAGACTTGATAAACTATTTGGGCAACTTAAGGCATTTTGCCAACGAGCATCCGGAAAAGGAATTCCTTCTTACCGCCATCGGAACGGGAATTGCTGGATTTGACACGAATTATATGGCATACATGGTACTCAGAGCGAATCTCCCGGGTAACGTTACCATACCAGAGGAATTCAGCAAGATTAGAGGATTCAAGGGGTTCAACTCCGATATGACTTGCAGAGGATTCAAGTATGACGAAGGAAAGGATTACGAAGAGCAGGGTGACATAAGCGTTTGCAGTAAAGGTTTCCATTTCTGTCTTTATCCCTTGGATGTATTCGGATATTATCCTCCTGCATACATTGGTATGAACAAATTTCATGAAGTTGAAGGAAGTGGAGAAATGGATGTTGATACAGATGATACCAAAATTGCTTGCTCAAAAATCCACATAGGAGCAGAGTTAAGCATTAAGAGCATTGTTGATGCGGCAATCAAGTTCACTTTTAGTAAATGTAAGTGGGTAAAGGGAAATATTGCTACCGGCTACCGAGGCGCTGCATCAGCTACCGGCTACCGAGGCGCTGCATCAGCTACCGGCTACCAAGGCGCTGCATCAGCTACCGGCTACCAAGGCGCTGCATCAGCTACCGGCAAAGAAAGTATAGCTCTTGCTGCCGGAAAGGATTGCAAGGCAAAGGGAGCATTAGGATGTTGGATTGTGCTTGCTGAACGTGGCGAATGGGACGGAAACACTTATCCTATCGTTTCAGTCAAGGCATTTAAAGTGGACGGAAAGTCTGTTAAAGCGGACACCTTCTATACATTGGTTAATGGTGAAGCTGTAGAGGCATCACAAGACTAAATAAACATATATGGGAAAGAAAAAAGTAAAAGTCAAGTACAACGCTCCCGGCTGGGAAGACAGAATCGGGACCATATACAGCATTAGCGGTGACAAGGTAACGATAGAGTTTGGAAAGCATTCCTTTATCGAGGTTTACAGAGACGAAATCATTTTTGTATGAGAAAGATAAATTGCTATACGGTATTCTTTGCCTTCTGCTTATTGTATGCAGTAGTATTGCTGGTAAGGTCGGTAGCCGTAACCAATGTGGGGCAAGTATTCCCTGCATTCATGTTCTCCCTGATGGCATCCCTTTCATGCCTTGGGATATACATAACCTACAATGAGTGATAGTAAATCTTCAGAAATGTGTTAGTATTAGTAATTCGTGCCGTCCAATCTGCGAAGACGGGCGGCTATCCGGGATATTAGCTCAGAGGCAGAGCGGTGCATGGTATTGGTATTTGTAGTTTTGTCATGGTATTATTTAAAGGTTTCATGCACAGGTCACGGCGTTCAAGTCCCGTATATCCCACGTAAAAAAACAATCAATAACAATTAATTATGGAAAGTAACCCTAACTTATGCTTATACGAACGTATCAGAAAAGTTCCGCAGGAAGCCGTAAAGACTATTGCCGCAGGAAGGTTAAAGGGAATGTCTGATATAAATCCCATGTGGCGTATAAAGAGACTTACTGAAGAATTTGGCATATGCGGTTTCGGATGGAAGTATGAAATCATAAGAATGTGGAATGAATACGGAGGCAATGGTGTAGTATCCAGTTTCGTTCATATAAACCTATTTGTAAAAATGGGCGGTGAATGGAGTGAAGCCATTCAGGGCATTGGCGGTTCTTCGTTCGTGACTAACGAGAAGAACGGGCTTTATACATCCGACGAATGTTATAAAATGGCTTTGACTGATGCCATATCTGTGGCTTGTAAGGCATTAGGTATGGGTGCGGATGTGTACTGGGAAAAAGACAGTACCAAATACAACCAGCCTAATGGACAACCAGCTCCATCAACAGACAACCGCAAAATGCTTAACAGAGACCAGTTTGCCGATGAAAAACTTATGGAATGGATTCATAAATACCTCACAAAATCTAGGGAAGAGGGGAAAAGGCTTTCGCTTGTCAACCTTATAAATGCGAATTATAAGGTTTCCCCGGAGGATTTGAGTGTCATATCAGCCAACTATGAACAATATCGAATAAACAATAATCTGCCATGAGTAAAGAGCTTTCAATTAACAAAATTCCGGCCAGCAAATCGGAACAAGAACAATTGGCGTCCTTATTTATCCAAAAGGTACTGGATGGAGAGATAAGTGCCATAGAATCTGTAATCCAAATGAAAAGTATCAGTGAGGCCATATCCATGTTTCTGAAAAGCCAAGAGGTGAGGGATGCTGTCGTTAAGGAAACAGAAAAATACGGGAAAGGCGAAATCCTCTCATATAAAGGGGCTTCCATCCAAATAAAAGAAACAGCTGTAAAATATGATTTTACAGGATGCAATGACGCTGTCTGGGATAAGCTGGACAAGGAAAAGAAAGAAGTAGATGAAAAAATAAAGCAGCGTGAGAGTTTCCTTAAACTTGTAAACGGCAGCAAAACCGAAATAGACGAAGAAACCGGAGAAATATATACGATATTTCCACCTGCACGTTCATCCACTACATCCTACTCTATCACATTCAAAAAGAAATAGCCATGTATCGCATAAGTGTAACATCCTTGGAAGCGTTTAGGCGTTTTAGAGACAATCATTCCATATGGGATACAGAAGAGCGTCTCTTAAATGTGCTTTCCGGAAAGAAGGAACCTAATGCCTATGCCACAATCGGCTCTTGTTTTCATAAAATTGTAGAAACGGGGAAAGCAACGTATGTAGGGAACGGGATATTTGAGCAGGAAGAGGACGGAGTAGTTGTCAGATTAAACAGCAAGACAGTAGAAAATGCCATTTATTACCGGAACAAATATCCCAATGCCCAACATGAAGTACATGGAGGAAAAGATTTCCATTCCTCCTTATTTGATATACATGTCCATGGATATGCTGACGTCAAATATGATAAGACAGTCCGGGATATTAAAACCAAATATTCCACACCCCATACAGAGGATTATACCAAATCATGCCAATGGACTTTTTATCTTGAAATATTTAATTGTTCTACCTTCTATTTCGATTTGTTCCAGTTTGGAGGATATAGACGAAGCATGCTTACTGACGTGGTATATACAGAATTCATACCTTATGAACCGATTGAATGCGTGCGGACAATTGATTCAGAAAAATACAATCAGTATATAGTGGAAGACTTCTGTAATTATATCCACACGAACAATCTGTATCACTTGTTAAAGACGAAGGAAGAACTTTATACCCCTTAGTATGGAAATGATATTCGGTGGCGTAAAATATGAATTAAGAGTTGAGTTTAAATCTCTCCGGGTATATGTGTCAAAAGACGGCAATAAAACTGTCATAACAGATGACAAGGGATGCCCGATATTTGATATAAGCATGGATGTTTTAAACGGATTATCAATATATTGTGTAGTAAACCAAATAATTTAATTATGGCAAATCAAATTACAGGAAAGATTCTCTATATCTATCCTACCCAACAAATACCATCCAAAGATGGTAGTAGAACTATTCTTAAAAGAGGAATAGTAGTAGATTGTACGCGCTTCGACCCATATACGGGCGAACGTGGATTTGAAAACACTCCCATGCTGGAGTTTATCGGAGACAGATGTGCCGAACTTGACAAATTCCAGGTCGGACAAGTAGTTACCATATCATTTGATATACAAGGAACCCGATACCGCAACAAGGACAATGTGGAACAGATATTTACCCGTGTACAGCCTTACCGGATTGAACCGCGTCAGACCGGACAGCCATCTGCACCAGTTCAACAACCGACACCGCAGCCGACTTATCAGCAACCGCCGCAGAACTTTCCTCCTCCGGTTGATGTGAATGGCAATGTAAAGGATGACCTTCCCTTCTGATGAAATACGACGGTGCCAATCCCCTCCATGCCCAGCAGGCAAGGTCAAAGTTGGAGAGGCTGATAAAGGAACGGAAAGTGTTTGAACTGACCGAGAAGAAACCTCAAAGGAGTATCCAGGCAAATAAATACCTTCATGTTTGCCTGGCTTACTTCGGGTGCCAGATTGGAGAAACGATGGAGTACGTTAAGCGGAACTATTACAAGATTCTCTGCAACAAGGACACTTTCGTCCGTGAGAGGGACGACAAGTATCTTGGAAAAATAAAATACCTGCGCAGTTCGTCTGACCTTGACAGTGCGGAAATGAGCCTTACCATTGAAAGGTTTCGGAATTTTGCAAGTGCCCAAGGTATATACATTCCTTCTCCAGAAGAAGAACGTCTGATTCAGTTGATGGAGATTGAGGTCGAACACAGCAAACTTTATATTTAAAACAATGAAAATCACTCTGACAAAACAAGAAGTGCTTCTCCTGCAAAAGCTGCTTTACTCCTACAAGGAATGCCTGCCCGATGGAACGACGGAGAAGCACGGACGTTTTGTCGGGAAGCTTAGCAAGAAAATCAAAAGACAAATTATTAATCAATTAAAATTATGATGCACACTTGGTTCGAGGTATCTATAAAATACCAAAAAATAGCCGAAAACGGCATGGAAAAGAAAACAACCGAAAAATACCTTTTTGACAGTCTTTCTTTTACAGAAAGCGAAGGAAGATGCATTGAGGAAATGACACCGTTTATTAGTGGAGAATTCACGGTTTCTGATATTAAGAGGGCTAATTATTCAGAGGTGTTTTTCTCTGACGAGGAATCTGCAGATAGGTGGTTTAAATGTAAATTGGCATTTATCACCCTTGATGAAAAGAGTGGTGCTGAAAAGAAAACATTTACTCAAGTATTGGTACAAGCTGCCGACCTACGTGATGCCGTGAAGAAATTGGACGAAGGTATGAAAGGGACACTAGCTGACTATCTTATTGCATCTGTGGTGGAAACGGCTTTGATTGACGTATATCCTTATAAAGCAAAGGAGGACGGCCATGAATGATTTTATAAGTGATTGGTACCTTCCGATGGATTTCGGGAATGACGCTCCGGAAGAAATGCCGGACGGTGAAGATAATTTCAATTTCGACTGAACTTTTTGTTCAACCAGCCTGCTCGGTCTGTGAAGATATGGCAGGCGAACATGGAGAAGTGACGGAATTGGTAGACGTTAATCAAGATGTGAGGTGCAAAATTCCAGGATAACCGTTAATAACCAAGCCGGCAACCTGCGAGACATCTTAGGTAGAATAATTTAAAATTATATAACCGCAAAAACACCACTCGTCCCGGTTCGAGCCCGGGCTCTCCACATAAATGTGAGCCACACATAAATGGCACGGGTCTTAAATAATGGTTGTGCCCCGGAGAATACGCTTCGGGGCTTTTAATAAAAAGAATAACATGGAATGGGAATATAAACAAGTTAAAATATCCATTGATTCTGATGGGATATTTTATTTCAAGATAGGTAGCATTCTTTATACCGAAAGGACATTGGATGGTGCTAAAATGGTTATTGATGAGAAGTTAAAATCATACTACTTATTCAGTCAAAAAGACATGGATAGACTAATGTCTAAACTTGACAAAAGAGAGCAAGAGTTGGTTCGTTCTCTGTATCAAGAGATAGAAGGCCACATGGGTAGTGCTTATTGCGAGCAAGGAATAAGTGAAAAGGATTGGGAGTGGGATTGGGATTTTAATAAGTAATATGAAACCTTACATAATCACCTCCATGTCCCTAATCACGTATAGCGGCAGGAAGATACCTCTCGAAATAGTCGAGAGCCAGATACTGACAAAGCCTTTGAAGACAATCAAGGAGAAGCTGCTTGACGCTTTCTCCACGATGAAAGACAAGCCGGTGAATGTTGAACTTAAAATAAAGCATATATGAGACATTTAGAAGATTCTCTCCAAAAATCTATAATTAAATATTGGGACTTGAAATATCCTAAATGGAAGAAACGGCTTGCTTGTGTTCCCAACGGAGGGAAGCGCAACGCCATTGAAGCGGCAAAGTTCAAGCAAATGGGAGTCCGCGCAGGATTCCCCGATTTGATACTTCTTATCCCCAACAAGTTCTATCCATTTTGTGGAATAGAATTAAAGGTAAAGACTGGCAGGCAGTCAGAGAGCCAGAAAGAGTATCAGAAAGAGTTTGAGAGTATCGGTGCTAAATATGTCATAGTCCGGTCGCTTGACGAGTTTATAGAAGTGGTAACAGAATATTTGAAAGATGTATGAAAATAAAGATGAACAAGCATGGCACGGAATAGGATGATTAAGTCAAAATTCTGCGATGATGTAAAAATAGGGAGGTTAAGCCGTGATGCAAGATTGCTATATATCCAACTATGGCTCTTCTCTGATGACATTGGCGTGGTAATAGGTGATTCGGTCTGGCTAAAGTCCAAGATGTTTCCGTATGACCAAATCCAAATTCAACAGTTTGAAAAATGGATGAACGAGCTTGTGATAAACGGATTTATATGTCTGCTTTCCTATAAGGGGGAAAGATTCATATATCTGCCTAATTTCACTCGGCATCAAGTAATCAACAGACCTAATTATGAGGATTTGAACATACCTAAACAATTAATAGACAATGCAAAAGAAAAGATTTGCTTATCAATCACGGAACAATCACGGAACAATCACGGATTATTCACTGAACAATACGTGACTAAAATAGAAGTAGAAAGAGAAGAAGAATGTCCCCCCTATAATTCCCCCCAAGGGGAATCTGCACCGCCGGAAAGTAATGAGGGAGATAAGATAAATTATAATGCTCTTATGGATACGTTCAACAGAATGTTTGATGGAAAGCTCCCAAAGGTGACAACAATGACTGATAAACGCAAGAAAGCCGTAAAAGCAAGAGCTTCCGAACATGGGAAAGAAGCTATCATGGCTGTTTTCAACAATGTTTCCAAATCGGCATTCCTTTTGGGACATAACAACCAAAACTGGTCTTGTGATTTCGACTGGATATTCAGACCGACAAATTTCATTAAGATTTTAGAAGGCAATTACAATGGAGAAAGAATTAGCAAAAATCAACAGGATAGCGAGCAGCGAAAACGTGATTCAGTTCTTGCTGTCGCTACAACCGTCAGAGAAGCTGCCGCAAAAAAAAGAAAAGAACTTGAAGCAGAGGGCGTTATTGAATAAATATCCTGACCCAGCACAATTCATTCTTGATTACAATCCCGATTTGCAGTTCAAAATTGTCAGATGCAAGGCGACCCACTCTGATTTAGCCATGAATTCCTCCATACCTACATTAGGGCTATTGGCTTCGACTTATGGAGATGAAACCCCTTTGGAATGGTTGAAAATCCAATTCGGCACACTTAATGACTTTGCAGAGGTATCTACCAAGATTGCCAGGGAGCAGCTTAATGAGTTGGCAGAAATATTTATTTCTGAGTATTATTACCTTAATGCGGCTGAGATATGCTTTTTTATTGCACGGTTTAAGTCTGGTAAATATGGACGGTTCTATGGTGCTATAGACCCGATGAAGATTACAAGTGCCATGCTTGACTATATCAGGGAACGCCGTATCGACATCGAACGCTATGAGCGTGAGCAATACCGGATACAACGCCAAAAGGAGATAGAAGAACGTGGCAACAACAGAATTTCCTATGCCGAGTATCTTGAACGTGAAAGGAAGCTTGTGGAAAGCGGAGATGCAGAAGCAATGAAAAGAGCTGCAAATCGCGTAAGCAATATCAGTTTACGTAAGTAATGGCAAAGAAGAAATTACCCCTCTCCCCCGTCCGCTGCCGCCAATGCTCATACTCCATGGATTTCATAGAGAACTCTTGTCTATGCAAGGCCAAGGGACATAGGGTGTGCGCATGTGACCGCTACGGCAGGATATGTGACAAATTCAAGAAGAAATAATTTTATGGACATAGAAATTGAGAAGAAAATCGAATTATTGGAGTGGCAGCGTGACAACGCACTGCGCCTGCGCTGCCCGTTGGAGGCAAAGATGTTTCAGCGTATGATTGACGAACTTGCCAAGGAGAGCAGGAACAGAAGTATGAACGACAAGAAGCGGAAGGATGAATAGTAAACTAACACATGGCTCTCTGTTCAGCGGCATAGAAGGTTTTGGATTAGGTGCGGCACTTGCCGGCATAAAGACCGAGTGGAGTTGTGAATTTGAGGATTATCAATCATTAGTAATAAAGAAAAACTTTGGAGAAGAGCATGAAATCAACAGAGATATTAGAACGTATTCAAAACCTCCGTTTGTTGACATCATCAGCGGTGGATTCCCTTGCCAGGACATCAGCATTGCTGGAAAAGGTGTCGGAATTGTCGGTGAGAGAAGCGGCCTATGGTCTGAGATGTTCAGAATTGTACGGGAAGTTAGACCTAAATACGTGCTCATTGAAAACAGCCCAATGCTCGCTGTTCGGGGATTCGAGCAAGTCCTATGCGACCTTTCCGAAATCGGGTATGATGCGGAATGGCAATGTCTATCCGGCACCGACTTTGGCATACAACAGAATAGGGAGCGATTATATTGTATTGCCTACCCCAGCGAAATCAACGGCAAAAGGAGCACTCAGAAATCGGTATTTCGGAAGCCCTACTTATCGGGGCAATTTACACGAGTATATCCGGGATGGCGAACAAGACAGTCAATACCCTCACCCAAATTTGCTGGAAAGTCTAATGGGGTTCCCGATAGGATGGACCGAACGGAGTGTATAGGCAATGCGGTTCAGCCGATAATTGCGCATTATCTGTTTGAGTGCATTAAGATATTTGACAGCAAACTGACATAATGAAGAATGCCGTATGAATATCCATCAGACAATTCCCCGCTCGGATTGCGCCTCCTTCTCCAAGTGCGGCAAGCACTCACTTGCATATTGCAGGAGGTACGGTGCGTCCGAATGCGGGCCATGTGAAATCGTGAGGAGGAAACCCCGTAACCGGGTGGTCGTTGACGGAGTGGAGCGTAAGCTGTGTACCCGCTGTGGTAGAGCGCTTCCGTTATCCCGGTTTTTCGATAGGACAGCCCGTCGTAACGGTAAGGAATACCATCTGAAAGCGTCATGGTGCAAGATGTGTATGGCAGAGGTACAGAGCGAGCGGAATAGAAAGAGGAAAATGAATTGAGATTAACATGTGCAAAAAGAAGCCATTTCTGCACATGAAGTATTAATACGAGCGGAAACCGGTGGTTTTTGCTCATTAGAGATTAAAAAGGAGGAATAACTATGAATGATATAAAATTGTCATTTGGGCAAATAGAAAAGATGAAACATGCTATTGGGCTTGGTTACGAAAATATGAAAAAGAACAGATATTGTTCTTATCGAAACAGATACATAGTTTCTAAGCCTGATAATGATTGGGAAGAACTTGTGTCTTTTGGATATGCTACAAAAAGAGAATTTGAAATTGAGAAACAAATCACATACTATGTTTCCGATCTTGGCATGAAATACTTAGGAGCGTTGTTTGGATGTATAATAACAGAAATGGATTAACTAATAACAATACAAAAATGAAGATAATAGCAAAACAAGGTTCAGAGCTTGAGAAACTACTGAAACAAATGAATGAGCAGCTTCTACGTGAACAGGAAGAAGCAAAGGATATGGTACAAGAATACTGCGGTACAAGACCTGATGCTATCGGTTATGGCTGGGTGTTTGGAATAACTGCAGAGTGGAGCTACAATTTGATAGGCTTCAATGAGAAATCGTTTGTTCCAGAAAAACTCTCTCCTAATAATGAGTACAAGGATAATCCTCTTTGGAAACCGAATAAACGCAAAAAGGATGCTAAAGAGTTTATTGACAAGTGGCGTAAAAAATTTAGAGGTATTGATGGCGAACCGCTTTCTAAGTTTGGCATTCCTGTTATGGATGAAAAGACTGGAATTTATTGCGCTTGGCTTCCGCTCAAGAATGAAAACGGGTATTATGTATCAGTTGGATCATCTTTACTTGAACGAATGCCATCGGCTAAAAGTGAGCAGTTTGAAATTGAAGTTTAGAGTAAAACAAATAAAAAATGAATAGAATACAGAAATTAGAAGCTGAAATACAGAAGCTAAAGAAACAGGAAGCCGATAAAAAAAAGGCAAAATATCAATATCTCGTTGGAAAGTGTATTCACATGGCGCATACTTCTTACGAAAAAATCACATCGATAGCTAGGGTAAATACTGATGAAATTGGTGATGAAGTAGTATATGATTGCATCCATGTATATTTTGACAACAGAGAAGATGTAAGTAATAGTGATTCAAGCATCCAACTTGCATCTTACGCAGGTGAATACGTGGAACGAATTGAGAAAAATATCATAAGTCAAGAAGTTTTTGACAAGGCTATGGATGATTGTTTTGCGCATATTAAAAGAATGTCTATTAACGTATAACAAGAATAAAATATGGGAAAAGGTAAAAGACTAAAGAAGAGCACTGTATCAAAAAGAAGACGCAGTGCTGCAACTTACAGAATGGAAATGTCAAACATTTATTTGACAAGTGGGTTCATTACCATAGAAATAGCAAACAAATCGATGTGACCACAGTGCATACAATGAGTTGCAATAGCAGGAATTTGGTTAACTTCTCCGTTATTCAGTATATCGGCTCCTCTTCTATTGAACCCTAAGACCTGAGTCTCAATGTCATTAATACCAAATTTCTCACAGCCACAAATTGGACACTTGTGAGGCATTTTACTGAATCTCTCTTGAAATACAGTAAGAACTGTTGAGTCTAATTTCATAAGCAATAATTTTTATAATTCGACGAAAACAAAAGTAACAATAATAATTAAAGGGCATACCTATCTTTGCAATAATTTTAAAATTCGACACTTTATCTTTATTCGGGTATGCCCTTTTAATCGAAATGCGTATGAAACGCCTAATTGATGCTATAATAAAGAAATGGTTCTGCTGCCATGAGTGGGAATTCTTATTTGAAAGGAAAGTAGAAGTTGTTGATGATTGGGGCGATAGCAGTTGGTACACCGTACGTCACTACTTCTGCAAGAAGTGTGGTAAATACAAGAAAATTAAAAGTCATTGATTATGAAACAGACAGTAGAAGAAGCGGCAATGAACTTTGCCAATTATGAATCCAATAATTTAGATAAACTGCCTTTTAAGGTAAAAAATGTGGTCGATTATGACAATGGGCTGACGAGAGGTTTCAAGGCTGGTGCTGAATGGCAGGCAAAGCAATCACCGTGGATAAGCGTAGAGGATGCAATACCTAACGAACTAGCAAAAGGCATGTGTCAAGTGAAATATGTTGATGGTAGTATTGATGAAATGGCAATGCGAGAAGTGAATAAATGGATATATCCCTACATAAAGACTGGATATGTTACTCATTGGAAACCTATCCCCTCATTCGATGAGATACTCGAAGCAAACAAAGATGTACTGGAACGGATTAAGGAGAAAGGAGATTAGAATGGAAAGATATAGGATTGTAAAAGAAATAAGATATAGCGGCTGTATTCCGATAGTTGTGTATTGTGTACAAGTCAGAAAAGACAAACGTCTTTCGTCTGAATGGGTAAACGTAAAGGGCTTTGATACCTATAAGAGAGCGAAAGAGTTGTTGGATATTTTGATTGGCGATTGATTATGAGTAAATATAGATACAGAGAAGTAAAGAACTATATCCATAACGAACTAAAGTTGACTAAAGAGGATATAAAGGAAATTATGATTCCAATTGTGAAAGAGGAAGTTAAACGTATCTTCCACAATACCTACGGAAACGACGTTGATATAGAGAGGTGGGTTCGTTGTATGGTTTCTGACGAGATAAAAAGAAACGGTGATTACTCTATGTTGAGGAATTTATGCAAGGAGGTGATTAAGGAAGAAATTGCCGATAGGTTGTCAATTGATATAAGCCTTAAAAGAGAAGGAGATAAAATTATGTTGAACGAACAAGAACCGTAAAACACATAGGAAATGAGCAGGTTTGAGAAAGAGATACTTCCTTTCATGGAAGAGGAAATTATGCGAAAACTCCGTACATACAACGTGTACAGTATAAAGGAGTATGAGGACATACGAAAGGCAGTGAGGTATTCAATCAGATTTTGTAAGAAAAATAAAATTATTCGATATTGTATTTGATTATGGAAGTAAAGAACGGAATAATAATAGACGGGGTACTGCATGAAGCTGAGAATTATCCAAATGACCATGAATGCAAGATGTGTTCTCTTCACAAGGAATGTAATGAATTAGAGAATCGTTGTGATGAATGGATTTGCAGGCTTATTGATTGTAGGTATTTCGTCAATCGTGGCAAAGTAACGGATATTAAGACAGATAAGGAGGGTGAATAATGTCAAGAGGAGAAATATTAAAGCTATCAGATTTGAAAGATATGCACGGCTCTATTACTTTGGAATATACTGGGATTCTTTACGCCGGTGTAGATAGGGAAAATAAGCTCCGTGAATTGGCAAAAGTTAATCCGCAGGAGTATTGTCTTGCATTGGGGGTGAATGATGATAGTGAAATTTTCAAAGACATTTCGTCGGGTTCCTTAGTGTCGCCGATGATTTTTTTTAAGAAACTGAAAGGAAAATAACCATGGATGCAGAATTTAAAAACAAGAAAGAGGTGGTCTTTGACGGCAAAGACCTTATATTCAACGTGGACGGAATAGAAATCAAGAACGGGAAACTGCCTGATTCCTTTGAGATAAAAGAGCGCTATGAGATAAGCGCGGAAAGCCTTACCAAGCTTGTCGTAGCGTTGGGTGACGGGAATACGCTGGCTGAATTTATTGATGTACAAGAAGGATTCAGTTTTTCCAGGAAAACATGGGCTATCTATTCCTTGAAGGATGAGTATGTCAATAAGCTTGTCGAAGAAATAGCCAAGTTGGGAAAAAAAGTAAATTCCCTGAAAGAAGAAGTTTATGCAGAACGCAGAAAAGCTTCTGATGAAGAATACAAGCGCTACCTGCTGGAAAACTTGATTAAAGAGCACAACAAGCGCTCCTGGTGGGGACGGGCAGAAAAGATTGAACTGAAAACAGAGGAGTGACAATGGACTTGAGAATAATAGATTTCCCGGAATACCCGTGGAAGACCCTGAATGTGCATAAGGACTTTAACTACTCGTACAACATCAGTCCGGGAAAGAAAATAGAAGGGGATTTGTTCGATTCCTCCAAGATGAAAGTTGTGTCCTACAATAAAAACAGCCGTGTACAGCTATTGGCTGTATGCAACCCTTACGGACTGCATCCTTATGCACGCAGGGATATGGACGGCTTGTTATGGTCTTCATGGATAGAAATAAAGGAGGGGCACTTCTGGCAAGAGATTAATGGTTGTGCAGCAGCCATTAAGTTCCCTCCTCTGTGTACGTCTCATTATTATTTTTAATCGAATTGAACAATCAGAAATTAAAAACTAAAACTTATGGAATCAAAAGATTTTTTAATTGAATCAGAGAATCCGAATAACTGTCATCGGCATTCCTCTCCAAATGGGCAAACAGTTCTTCCAGCGAATTCCACTGACGGGAGTCGCCAATGTGAAGAATCATCTTCCACAGATAAGGATTTTCGAGAAACAGAGGAAACATTCGAGCAGCAATTGCATTGTAATGGTCTCTGTGGTATACATTCCCTCTTAGAAGGCTATCCCAGGATTGTAGAAATTTCGGATGAAGAGTTGAAGCGTATAACTCTGGATTCTTTGCCAGAAGGTCATTTAGATAATCCTGGAAAGAAGGGGCGTAATGGCGCTGAACTGATTGCGGATATTGACTCCAAATTCGGAACAAACTATTCAGATTATACATGGAAGCAAGTTCGCAAACGGATTCTTCAAACCACATCAAACCAGACAACTCACTAGTCATAGTCCCGTTGATAATGTGATGGCAATACTCATGAGCAAATTGGTAAATCCATTGGCACCAAAAATCACCTCTTGTGTGAAGGTAAATAATCCTATCATTACCAAGGTTGCTGCACATTGGATTATCCTTAAAGTAGTTGTATCTAACCGTACATTTATCTATCGAGGAACAAGGGATTTGAAGCGCATCGCTAAATGTCATATCGACATAACAGAGAATCTCTTTCACGATATACACATTGAAATCACCGAACGCTTCATCAGTGGCAAGCCTTATATTAGGGCTTACTTCAATAACAGAGTATTGCATAATAACTAAGTTTAAAATTTGACGAAACAAATATACTAATAAAAACGGGCACACCCGACATCCATAATGATAAGTTTAGAATTTGACACTTTACTTTTTTCATTTGGGTGTGCCCTTTATAAAGGGGAAAAATGATTATATGACAGAAGAACTTGTGACATTAGAGACAGCGAAGCTGCTGAAAGAGAAAGGGTTTCTACAAAGGAAATATCTTATAAATGTTTCTACTTTGCATCATTGTTATAAATACCTATCTGTTCCACCTCAATCGGTAGTTCAAAGGTGGCTGCGCGAAAACAAGAACCTACATGTACTCTCTACTCCTAAAGTAGTAGAGAGTTATAATAAGATAGGAGAAGTCGTTAAAACCGAAGTAGAATTTTATTATTGGGATATATATGTCGTTGGCAGCAATAAACATAAACATATCATCCAAAATTGCTTCACCAATCAATTTAATACCTACGAAGAAGCATTGGAGGCCGGAATTAGGGAAGCGTTAAAACTTATATGATTATGGGAACCGTAGAATTGATAATTAAAATCTCCATCACTTTATTCAATGCCATTGCATTAGGATTTATCCTAATCATGGTAAGCAGATGGCATAGGCGCATGGAGGACAAGCTGAATGAGATAAGGGAATACACCCGTATGGTTTCAGAGTGTAATAGGTTCATTTATATAAACCAACTTGAATGGCTGAAAAGCGCAATGATTAATGAGGAACGGTACGAGGAAGCCGCTAAAATCAATAAATGTATTGAGGATGAGTATAACAAATTAAAGAATAGGAAAAGTGATTATGAAGCGTGAAATAAAATTCAGAGGTAAAGGTATTGATACGGGGAAATGGGTATATGGATTTCTCTCTTTTTTCTATACTGCCGGAAGGGACGAAAACGGACTTATCTTTACGGACAAGGCGAGGATATATTCCCCAGAAGACGGTTGCTGCTACGACGTATGGGCTGAAACCGTTGGGGAGTTTACGGGCTTGTACGATAAGAACGGGAAAGGAATCTATGAAGGCGACATATTGCTTATGGGTGAAGACGATGGTTGCATGATATACAACGAGGTCGGAATAAAGGATGGATGTTTTGGGTATATCGGAGAGGTGAATGGCGAATTAATTCCATTTTGCCACTTTAATGTAAAAGAAGAGATTGCAGGTAATATTTACGATAGCCCAGAATTGATAAAACAGCAATAGCCATGAGAGTAAAGAAATATTTCCATAACATCCAGTGTGATGTATGTGGGGATTTAGCCAATGAAGATATGTGGCATGAGGATATGGAAACCGTTGCCGAAGTTGCCAATGAAAGCGGATGGTATTACGACCCAGTGGATGACAAGCACTATTGCCCGGATTGCTATGAATATGGAGATGATGGAGAGATATTAGTTAAAGACGGAATGGTAAATACAATGGAGATAATATTATTAGGGAAAAGGCTTGAAGACTACCCGGAAACAGAATATTACGAACGAAGGCTTATCTACACAACATACAGTTCTGGCTTCAGAGAGCATAACATTACGGCATTCAAGAGCAGGCTGAAAAAAGACTTTGACTACGAAGTAATAAATCATTTCGTCAAGGACGGTAACGACTTTTGGACTACAGATGAAATTATAGCCGCTGTCCGTGTTTCCTTGTCCCTCAATCTGCTTACGAATGAAGAGTGGAAGAAGGCAATTCCGATTATAGAGCGTGGTCTTGAAGCCAATAAAGCCTATGTCCGTATGCTTGACGAGATGTCGGTTATATTGGAGAAGTATTGCGAAGAATGGGAGGAATTGGGGATGCGTTATAACTTTATGCAACGTGTCCCTCTTGAATGCTGGCAGGGACGTTTTAGCAGGCATAGCCAGAATCCGGAACAAAAGCCGAATTATTCATGAGTAAACTATACAAAGTAACCCTCTTCGGCAAAACGTTCATGATTGGATGGTTCAGCCACGCGGACAAATGGTATCACAAGATTGGAATAATATATTGAAATCATGAGAAAAGTAGACAGACTGAAAAAGCTCCATGCCCCTATTGATGACAAATACAAGAAGATTGACACAACGGTCAACGGGGACGTGGAACGCCTCGCGGAGATGCACAAAGAGGTGGAAAAGGAGCTGTATCCCTTACGCATAGACCACCGTACCGTAATATACGTGACCAAAGACAAATGCACTCCCGAATATGCCGCAAAAAAGCGCAAGACGTTAGGCCTTGCCCCTGCTGTCGAAGTAAAAGGACACGCATCAAGACTTGTGGACATGGACAAGCTGCGGAGGATGGTAAACGACGGGATGAAGTCCAAGGACATTGCCTATGAGATGGGCGTGGCGGCATCCACCATAAGCACTTACATAAGGAAGTACGGTTTGAGAGACAAAGGGTAGATTAGTTCAAGGACCTATCAAGTTCACGCATACAGACACAACAATATCACCCTCACTATTACAGCGATAGGCACCAGCCAGTCAAGGACGCGCTCTATGCGTTCCATAGCATGACCAGCAAAAGCCGGCAGAAATCCGAATAGTAACGGTCGTCGGCCTGCGCAATCAATATGTCCAAATCATCGCTTCTCATTAGCATTATTTATAGTATGGTAATAATTGGAAGGAATTGATACTGTCCTTTCAAAATGTAAGTGCTGCAGAAAATGGAACAGTCACCATTTCGCCAGCCCCTTCCTGCAATGCTCACACAAGAACCTCTTCGCTATCGGGAACATCTTCTGCCCAACCTCGCCGGAAAGGTACTGCGCCTCCTCACCGTATGGGTCAATCCCAAAAGCCTTGGATATGTGACGGCAGAGATGTCCCTTCTCATGGTCCCATGAATTCTGGAACTCGCCCGGTGAGGAAGTGAGTGCTATCACCATGACGGTCTGTCTGTCCCTTGTATTGGAGTAGGTAATGCCGGTATTCAGATTGCAGGAGTGCATGTTCCTGAAAGCGTCCATCAGGTCTGCTCCCCTGCAACCGACACGGCGCAGGTCTGCCATGATTCTGCCGGTGTAGTAGCAGTCAACTGCATAATACACTCTTACTTCCCAGTCATATTCCGGTATATAAAAGTCCTGGACTATCATAGGCTACATCATCTCCGACCACATTATAGGATTTCCTGAACCTATGCAGTCTGCATAAAAACGGGTAAACGGAAGACCGTCGTATCCGTCCGGGTCATCCATGTAGTCCTTTATAAACAGCGCCAAATGCGCTTCATCGGCAATCGAACTCTTGTAATAGTCTGCTTTCGCCATATTTGCCACGTACAAGCTGTCGTACCCGGCATCCTTATCCAGCTTGATATTATATTTTTTCAGAAGTTCATCCAACTGTTCCTTGCTGATTGGCTCAATCCTTTCCTTCTTGCCGGTACTTTTATTCTCCACCTTCATGCAGGATACAGCCCAGTCGCACATCTTCTTGCTGAAATGCCATCCATACTGCGAGAGGTATGCCTCCATGCCGGAGGGAAATCTATCGTAAATATCCAGTCTTTGTCCCATAATTATTCAGATTTAGAAAAAGAGGGGCATTCCACCCCTCCATTATCAATAAAACTCACCGTTGGCGCGTCTGCGTCTGCGTTCGCCCATTTCGTCACCGTAGGGCGACATTCCATGACGCTCACCGTACATAGGATATTCCGGAAAATACTCCGGCATACGGCGTTCGCCCATATCAGAGCCGCTATAACCTCCGCTACGGGAGCCGCCGCCATTGCGGTAGCCCATTTCACCGCCCTGCATCTTGCGCATGGCTTTCTCGTAACCGTGGCGGCATCCTTCCTTGTAGGCTTCCTCCACATCATCGTCTCTCATTCCGAAGCTGCGTTCGTAATCGTCACGTCCTTCGTCTAATATTCTCCACATTCCCATATCATTTCTTTGTTTTGGATGTTTCGCCCACTCCGAGCTGTTCCATTAACTTCTGGTTTTGCGCAATGAGGTCAGCCATATTCCTGCTCATCTCCTGCATGTTCTTATCCATATTGGACATTTGCCCTTTCAATGCGGATATTTCTTGCTCCTGCTGTTGCTTGGCTGCAAATTCAGGGTTAAGCATGGCAAGCATCTGGTCACATACCCTAAGAAAGTTCTGATGATATTCCACGCTTTTTAGAACATCCTCACTCTTCTGTTTCATAGTAAGGACCTCGGTGTTCATCTCGTCTCTTGAACCAGTAATCAGCATCCCCGTTTTAACATCATCGGCAATATTGGCATTAGCCGGTATCTCCTGCAAATTAACATTCTGCCCGTTTATATTCACGACAAAATCAATAACCTGGACCGGCTGTGGATAAGGCATGTTGGGAACAGTCTTATATATAGTTTTTATAGGGCTTACATTAACGACTTGCCCGCATTCCAAATTTGGATTTGCCCCTCTGTGAAGAAGATATAATGTACTGTTAACTCGTAGATTTTGAAACATATTGGTTTGATTTTAAAGGAGTGTGCGGCTATCCGGCTTTCCCGGACAGCCACAAAACCCCATGTTAACTACTTGCTCTTCTGAGCGATTGTTTCGGCTGTCGGAGCCGTTGTCGTTGTCGGACGATACCCACCATTGACAAAGAACAGCTCATTGGTGTACTTGTTATAGTGGATTTCGTAGATACCGGTCCCGGCAAGGTTTCCGACAGTCACCGGCTCATTGTTGTAAGCCAGCAACGGTCTCGTGTCCCCGTTGGTCCCTATAAGTATCGGCAGAGTAGCCGTCGTTCCTGCAGGTATCGCCTGACGGAGACTGACATAGAAACCGCCCACATAGTCCCGGTTACGGAACGCATGATTGGGCAATTCCAAAGTGACATTCTCTGTGCCGACCGTTACAGCCACCGTAGGGAGAGTGTTGTAGTTCACTCTTCCGAGGGAGGGGAACTGGAAAGGGAATCCAGTAAAAAAGTTAGGCCACATGATTACCTCCTTTCTCACCGGGATTAACCCCAGTAGTTATTGCAACCACATCCACTACGTCCGTATACAGCGTCACCCATATATGCACCGTAGGCGGCTGCACGGAAACAATCTGTATTAATAGCGGTTAAATTGGGGTATTGAACACTCACAGTATTTGGAAGCTTGCATTTGATTCCATCAACATCGCTTTGTAATGCCTGCAATCCGGCAGCCAAAGGAGCAATCTGCTGGCCTACAGCATTCAGGATGGTGGCATTCTGGTTGCGTTGGGAGATTTCGGCGGTTAAAGTGGCTTTTTCCGCAGTAAGAGCAGTAATCTTGTCCTGCAATGCCTGGTTCTGAATGGCATCCAGTTTGGCGATGATAGCCTGGGTGTTGGCCGTCGCACCGTCACGCAAGGACAGAGCGTTCTGATTAGCCACATTAACCAAAGTATGGGTTTGGTCGCACAGAGCCAACTTGCTCTCGTAGCCTTGTGTGGTTACAAGCTGTTTCATGTCGCAGCAACAGCTACAGATTTGAGATGTCAAAGCGTTGTTGCCTTGCATGATTGCTGTAATGATGCTGTTGGTGTTCTGTCCCATCTGGTTGCCGAGGCCACAGATAGCTTGTGATACAGAATTGATTCCGGCAAGGATTTGGTCTGATGATGTGTTCACAGCTTGTGCTAATGCTGCAATGTCGACACCGTTCCGGTTAAGTGTCTGCATAATCATTTCCCGGCCTTCATTGGCTCCCTGGTTGTTGTTGCCTCCGAATCCGAAGTTACCGTTGCCGAAAATGGCTGCAATCACGATAAGCGCAATGATGTCCTGGAATCCACCATTGTTACCGAAGAAGCCACCGTTGCCGTTGCCTCCCATGAGGCCCATCAGATAGCCGGTGTCGATTCCTCTGTTCTGCAGGGAGGGGAGAATGGATGCGAGCAGCCCGTTGCTTGAACCTGCTCCACCGTCCTGGTTAAAAACGTACGTTCTTTCCATAGAGATTTATACTTTTGTTATTACGGTCAATATCAACCGCAATACAAAAGTATATACTTGTTGTCGGTATGGAAATCAGTTGTTTCCCAACGATTTCCTAATGTTTTCCCAATATATTCTCAACATTTTCCCACCTTCCATGCGCTCACGGAAATTGGAAATCATGTAGTTCACCGCACGTTTGGTCTTGTGGATATGAACTGCTATCTGTGAAGGGTACATGCCCCTATCGGCAAGGAGGGATACGAGGAGATAGCGGGCATCCACAGTCTCCGTATCCTTATCCGAGGATAGTATTCGATTGACTGGAATTTCCGTCTCCTGCGAGACGAGATTGATTGTTTCGGCAAAGATTTCTGACTTGCACATGATTTTTCAGATTTTTATCCGTATCTTTGCCCTGCCACATAAAACTTGATATATACATGAACAAAGCACAAGATACCGTGTTGAAGATATTAAGCCTCCAACGTGCGGTATCTTATGCTTTTTCAAATTTTTATGTGGCAATAATTATTTGAGCGTTGGGGGCTTTCTTTTTACTCTAAGCCCCGAAAAGAGCGCATCTGTACGATAGTTTTCCTATGGGCGCTTCTACTCGCCCGGATGATAACGCTAAGTCATATCAGCCTCCTTTCTTAAGTTTATAAACCATTTTCCCAAAAACTATCAGTAGTACCACTACTATGGTGGTAATAGCGAAACCGCCAGCTTCCTGCTTGAAGGACTGCCATCGGGTCAACTCCTTCTCAACCGGATAAGGTATCTGGACGCTGTCTGTCTTCTCTATATAGAGAGTGTCATGCTTGACTTTATCCACAAACAGATACTTATACCTGAATTGATAGACGGTATCACCCTTGTCAAGTACATATACGCTGTCACGCATATATATGCTGTCACGCCGGTAAACGGTATTATACACGCTGTCTGTACGCACCGTTTCCACCGGGACATATCTTATGTTTCCACACGATGAAAGCAATATACTCCACAGCATAGCGGACAAGCCGACGGCAAGCCAGAAAGAAAGCCTTCTGAACTCCGACAAACGCATATTATTCTTAATAAACTTTTTCATCACTTCCCATGTTATAATGTATTATTGTTCGTAATGTTGTGCATGTTAGTGGCGGTAATCTGCTGGGAAGCACATTGCCGCTTAAATAATAGAATCCTCGTTGGCAGTCCATTCCTCACTGTTCAGAATGCCGTTCAATCTGGCACTGTTGTGCAGATACACCGTCAGTCTGTCAGCATCCGTCAATACCGGTTCTATAAAGTCATAATGGAGGATGACCTTTGTCCCGTCCACGCTCTTTCTCGCATGGGAAGGAACTGATATGCCTTTGCCAAGGCACCATTCAACTGTTACAATTACATATTTCATGATTTATTTAATTTAGAGTCCCACATGTTTTCCAATTTGGCTTTCTCTGTTTCTATCTCTTCAATGGTTAGGGATTTGTTATAGAGAGCGAAATAATAGATAGCTCCTTTCAGAAGTTTACTGTCTCCCTCTCTTATAATACCTAAAGTCAATGTATCGGTATCGTCTGCATTGCCTACCGTAATCGTACTCCCATTATAAGAGTTTTTAGTTTGATACGAAACGAAATCTTCTAAATTTATATTCTGACCAATAGAAGCATATTCGCTGAAAGAATATGTGGCGTTATTACCATATTCAAAAATGAATGCTCCATTACCAATCTTAATGCTTTTTGAAGCAACAACATTATTGGCATTATTTTCAAGTACCCTCCTGCATATTACTGTATAATCAGTCATAATAGGAAGTCGGGTACAGATACCGTAATCATCCACGCCATCGAACACAAGTGCACCCTCATAGGCAGATGGCAGTTGGGTGATGGTGATATTACAAGTACCAACTACAGATGCAGCAAACCCGGTATATTTCTTGTAGGATATTGGCAGGTTATTGATACCATTCTTAAGATAGGTGTATGTTCCGGTACCGTCTTCGGCATAAGATACATATCTTAACTTAATATCATCCGTTATGCCTTCCACCTTTATTTGACACGCTTCTATTGTTCTGTCTGCATTTGTTTGCAAAAACTTTCCGTCTGCCACCAATATTTCCGTCAGATGAATAACAGAATCAGAATTTGTGAAATTGGCATTTACTCCGTTTGAACCGTAAAAACTATCCCAATTAACTGTATACTTCCCGAACCCACTGTCTAAAGCATAGGCGAAGTTCCTTAATTGGAGTTCGTTACCCTTCACCCCACGGATAGAAGCAGGAGAATCGCCATTGGCGTATCCCGACATAAACCAAGCGTCAACAATAGATTCATGGAAGGCATTTCCCTGACCTCCGTTGCCACTCCCCGAACCACCGAACACCGGGAGACGGAACTCACCGACACCGAATCCCGGTAATCCAATCTTTCCTATCCCGAACCTATCCATTGCCCAACATCTTTGCGGAAACGACTTCCGGGTAAGACTCAATGGTAACGGTCACACCGGCAGGAACGTCAACAGTGAAAATCAAGTTGTTCCCACCGTTATAACTCCCGTAACCGCCAATGTATTTAGCTCCCATGCCGTCAAGGTTGGCATATATGTTCAGCGCTCCCACGTCCTTGCGCTGCATTTGCACCGTTACGGCACCTTCCGATACGAAAGACGCTTGGTCTCTGTTTTGCGAATTCTTGCTGAATGATAAATCTGTTGCTGCCATAATTCTACGATTCTATAATTTCAATACTTGTTTTCTGTTTTCTCCTTCCCGATAGCTCACATGAACCCAAGAAAAGTTCTTTTCGTCAATCAATTGATTGAAGGGAAGGTCAAGCGACTGAATCAGATTGAAAAGCCTCTTGTTTTCCATTTTCGTATTAGGTGTGCCTACTATATCCACAGCACAACCTTTCATGTGGTCACTCGTCTTGGAGCCTCCTACAGCTTTGTTCAATGCCTCACATCTATACCCGGAGGTGACAATAATAGGTTTCCCATACGCTTCCCGTAACGGGTCGAGCACATTATTCACCAACGCTTGAACATTAGGAAGCAAATCCTTTGGCAAACGGTTGTCGATACCTTTCTTGTCCGCTGTCTCACTTCTTACAAATTCTGAAACTGTAAAGAATTTCATTTATTTTCCTCCTTATCTTTAGTTATTATTTCACTCATCTCCTCCTTGTCAACATCAAGCATCTTTTTCCCGAACAGCCCCAGCGCCTTTAGCATGTTGAAGCTGTAGCCTTTCGGCGTAAGGATATTACTGATAATCGAGCAGAACTCAATGAAACAAACAAGCAGGCATGAATACACATCTATATTCCATTTGCTGCCAGAAGCGATGTTTATCATAACGACCATACATACAAATGCGAAGTACGTCACCATCTTTCCCATCGTCCTGCGTATGGCACTGGAAAACCGCACCTCTTCTTTCATCAGCAGACTTTTCCTTATTCCGAAAGCCAAGTCACACACGACTACTGAAAACGAGACTATAAGCCAAGGTATCATGTGTTCGAGGGATTCCATTATAAATCCGCTCGCTATTACGGAGAAGCCTCCGGGGATGCTCTGGGTTATTATATTGTCTTTCACTGGAAGTAGGTTTTAAACACATTAATATGATAGATATTCACCCGTCCGTAGTTGGCGTCAAATATCTTCTTTATCTCGTATCCCAGCCCATAGGACAGCGCCTTCATCTTTCGCCAGTTGATGGAACGCCAGTTCATATTATGCTCCTTCGCCCAACGCTTGATACTGTACCACTCCTTGGATTCGTCAAGCTGCTCGGTCTTTTGTTCAAGAAGAGCCTTTGTTCTTTCTTTCTCCTCTACCTCATCCGCAAGTCTTCGCAATGCTTCTGCATAAGTCTGAGGTGTAGATAGTGCTTTTAGTTGCTTCTCCATTGCGTTGAAAGCTGCGATATAGTCCAGTTTGAATTTAAGAGCCTTCTTTCCAGTAAATCCCATTGCCAAAAGAGTGAATCCATCTCTGTTCATTATAAATCGTCTTGCGGATTTTACACCTCCATTGGGCTGGGGAACATCTTCTGTATATTCCACGAACATGTTCCGCACTTTTGCATCACATTCATTATCAGTATTTTGTAGTAAATTATCTGTTGCTCTTACTACATCACTATGTTCTTTGCAGAACTTCTCAGCCACCAAAAGGCTATTGGTTAAAACTTGGCCATTCTGACCTTTAAAAACTAAATCTGTCATATTACCTACTTTAATGTTAACTTTTCAAACTAACCAAAATTTTGTCTGTCAAAAACGACAAAAGCCCCCGAGCCGGATGCAAAAAAACATCAGCTCAGAGGCTTTGATATATGTCGGACAAATACAAGTACATAGTTACGGTGCCGTACATCTTCATACGGGTACTGCAAATATACTAATATTTCTGGAAAATCATTATCTTTATAACAAAAATGATTTACGCATACATTAGGGTAAGCACAGACAAGCAGACAGTAGAAAACCAGCGGTTCGAGATAGAGAATTATTGCAGGAAAAGGCAGATAGATGTAGACCAATACATCGAGGAGACGATAAGCGGAATGAAGGACGTAGACAAGAGAAAGCTCGGGACATTACTAAAGAAGATGAAGAAGGACGATACCCTTATAGCCTCGGAAATATCCAGACTGGGCAGGCGGTTGCTGGAGGTTATGTCTATCCTTGACAATCTGATGAAGAAGAAAATCCGAGTAATAACCGTTAAGGAAGGCTTTGAACTGTGCGACAACCTGCAGAGCCACGTTATAGCATTTGCGTTCTCACTGGCTTCCGAAATAGAGAGAAGCCTTATCTCACAACGCACGAAAGAAGCACTTGCAAGAAAAAAATCGCTTGGAATGAAACTCGGAAGGAAAACCGGAGGGACAAACTCCCGGCACAAGCTCGACAGACACAAGGAACTTATACGCACTATGGTAGAATACGGATACAGCAAAGCAGCCATCTGCCGGAAAGTCAAGTGCCAGTACAGCACGCTTGACAAACATCTCGAAAGAGAAGGACTGATAGTTAGGAACTATACTCCGCGTCCACGAAAGCCCAAGGACATCCCCACAGAAAAAAGAATCGTTCCTCAAAAAAGAAAGAAGCGAAAAGTCATCATCAAGAAAAGAATCCAAACCGACCGAGCGCCACACGTTGAATACCAAGCAGCCGCTTACCAATATCGCCACCGATTGATGGAGGCTGACACACTTCGAGAAAAAGGCATTGTTGTTAATGTAGACAAGCCTGCCATACTTGAGGAGAACAAGGAGAAGCTCAAGTCTATTCGGCACCATCATCATTTGCTTTTCCCCCACGAAAAAGAAATCATAAAATTGCTAAAGCAAGGGAAAAGCAAGGTCTTTATCTCCAGATATTTCAACTGTAATATAAAAACACTGGATGCACACTTGAAGAGAATGGGGGTGGAAGTGGTGTATAGGTGATGCCCCTTAAATATATTAAGTATGGCAGAGAAGCAGGATATTAGAGAAGAGCAAATGACTGTAACCAACAGTGTGGATTATCTGCGAGGCTTGAAAGGAAATAACAGCGTGTTGATTAGCGTATTAAATGCTATATCGAATAAGGCAATTGTTAATAAAGGACATGTTAAGACTGACGTCCTTAATATCGTCGGGAATTATGTTGCATATTCAACATCAGATATTGATGGCAGTGGAATAGATGGTTGTCTTATCTCGATAAATCCGACCGGGCTTGAAGGTGCACAGATTAAAGTTGCATATAATATGAGCATAATTAAAGTTAGAGCTGCCTATAATGTCGATGGAGCAGCGAAATGGTCAGATTGGAAGTCAATAACTATTACTTGAACTAACTATTTATTTCCTCCTTTCGCTTTTCTGCCATACTCTTTGCCCCTTAAATATGTAATGAGTATGGCAGGTAGTGATATAGCAATGAATCAGTTCCAAGTGGTAACGGATGCAGAATACATCTATGGAGAAACAGCGAATGGCAGCCAGGGGAAGATTAAGATGAGTGATTTATTCACAAGAGTTTTTGCATATAAAGGACTTCTGAGAGAAGATAAAGACCTTAATACTATTTCGGAAAATGGAATATATTATTCTGCTAATGCGTTGAATTCGCCAGAAAGAGTAACTGGGTTATTGTTGCATTACATGGAAACAGATATGGCTTCCCAAATTCTAATAAATTCACGAACTGGGGAGTTATATACTCGTTCACAAGTATATAATACGGGAAATTGGGACAAGTGGACCGAATGGAAGTCAATTTCACTTACCTAATCTGGCGACATAATTTGCTCCTTTGATTTCTTATCCAATCTTCTGCCCCTTAAATGTATTAAGTATGGCAGAAGATATTAAGGAAAATGCGATGAGTGGTGGAACTCCGGCACGGCTGCGTGGACTGGCGGCAAACGGCAACAGTATATCACCGACATTGGCAGAAGTAATGAAGGCAATAGGAATATACACCTATAGCTTTACATTGGCAGCAGGTGAAGAAAAAGACCTTGGAAATCTTGGAACTGGTGTGTATTTCCTAACATCTCCAACAGCATCACGAACTGCTATTTATAGCGTTGGAGCGTATCAGAAATGTTTTGTATCAGATGGAGGGAACAATTTATTCTGTGATTATACTGATGGGACTAAGAGTGTTGTTTTTGGGCGAAAGGAAGTAAATGGAAGCTTTTACATAAAGAACAATAGAGATATTGAAGCAACATTTAGATTGAAGGTGATTAATGTATAATTTATTACTCATAGGTAATACTAATTATTATTACCCGTTCCGGCCATCTCGGTCAGAACGGGCAGAATACTTCTTGTCAATGCAGTCCATTCATGGGGTAGACTGCATAAAACCTAAACACTTAACTGGAATAATTGGCGGCATTACCCACCAAAAGCATCCGATCTTCACAGACCGAGAATACTTTCATTATTCCAAAGAATAAAATAGTATTAGTTAAGTAGTATATCGGCTAACTATACAAAGTTACAGTATTTAGTCGGAAACAGCAACCATCTAAGTAAAAACATCCCGATACTTCACAGACCGGGATGCAATGCCAAACAAAGAGAGTTTCCGAATGAAAATCAATATGAACAAAATGTCTTTAAACCTTAATGCAACTAATACCTATTGCCTAACCATAACAACTACAAGTTACTGATAACTTTTAAGACATAAACCATAGTACAAAATTGATACCAGAATGATTGCGCAACAATATTGCATTCATTTTCATTAATATAAGGCAAAATCCTCTTTTAACAATACTGTGGAATATTGTGGAGTGCTCCACGGTATTGTGGAATAATTCCACAGTTTTAAGTAAGAGTTACTGACTTCCATTCGCTCCAATTCCCATTCCAGCATCGTCTTACATACATTCCTATCATATTTTCTGGGACAGCTATTTGATACAAAAACACTCCTCCTGTTATATATTTTGCTCTATGATTTGAGTATATGCCAAAAATAATATCTGATGAAATGGGTGGATGATTAATAGTATCAGCGTTAAACATGCCAGAAATTCCATAATCTGTTTCGTTATTCAAATCTGCAGCATATCCTTTACCGAAAGTTTCTGCCACCTCTTGAATTGTCGGTGATATACTGTTGCCGTTTGCCGCCAGTCCACGCAGCCGTGCCGGAGTTCCACCACTCATCGTATTTTCTC